ATGAATCACGATGATGCTTTGAAACGCGCCGCCGCCGACGCGCGCACGATGGGCGACGCGCCTGAGTTCGCCAGTTTCGCGGCGTGGCTGCGCGGGCGTGGGACGGCTGGTGCAAGCCACGCAATGGCGGCCGGGCTCAACGGTGCGTGGACCCGCAGGCTCGTGAAATTTTCGGCGCTCTGGGCGCTCGTTGAGTTGCCCGTTGCGTACTGGAGCGCGGCTGACGACCTGGAGCGCGCGGCGCTCGCGGTATCGACGTTGATCTGGCTTGCGATCGTGTTTCGCGTGCTCAAGGGCGGCGCGACGGCACGCGGGGTATTCGTTTTTCTCTGTGCGCTCAGCGTGCTTGCCGTCGCGCCCGCGCTGCCTGCCGAATACGCGAATTTTCGTCTCGCGTTCTGGCTCTCGCTCGTGGAATGTGTCGTGAAATGCGGGCTGTTCGTGGTGTTCGTGTCGCGGTATATCGCCATGGAGCCGTGAACACGCGCGATGCGTACACTCAAGTCCAGTACTTGTAGTCGCCACGCACGCGCCGCACGGCGGGCGTGGCTTGCAGGCGCATGAGACGCTTGCGTTGCCCGCGTGCCGCGCGGGTGGGTTCAGTCGCATCAGTCGATTCAATCGCCTCAGCGGGTATCGCCTCGGCGGGCGCATCGTGCGCGCGCGAATGGCGCGATGCGGCCTCGCCGATACCCAGCGCGACACGTTCGAGCGGCAATTCCGTCTGACCGCCAACCTCGACGAACGCCGCACGCAAGCCGGAGTCGCCCGGCGTTGCCGCACCGATCATCAGGAACACGCCCGTGGCGATGAGGGATGGTGCGAGAAATCGAACGTACATGTCGGGGCTCCGGGTGCGAGGGAAATCGTCTGCGAGGCATGATTCCGATTGTGGTGCGGCGCGTGGCGCGTCGCTTTCGAATTCGCACCCGGTTGATGACGATATGCACGGGCGCGCTGTGCGGACTTTCATGCGGTTCACAGGCGTGAGTCCTGGGCTGGGTTTGATTGGTGGGTGGTTTTGGGGGCTGTTTGCCGGTGTCGTCGATGTTTGCGAACATTCTTAATGTCCCCGCTAAGTTCAAACGTCGTGCTGCCAGCTAAATAGAAATGTCGGGGTGATGCGGTTTTGCCTTGTCTCTGTTTATGGGTTCGGGGTGGGGCGGCGAAGCCGCCCCACGTCCCCTCATGGCCTGTTCGCTGAGTTCGAGAATCGCGTGATTCAGGTCCGCAACCTCGATTGCACGCTGCTTCTTTAGCCCCACCAGCGCCTTCTTCGCCCGAACCTCTTCACCACAATGCGTGCGTGACGGAGAACCGGAGGCGCGGCGATCGTCACGCATGGCCTGCACGCTGCGCGCCACTTCCAGCACGCTCGCGAGCCGCTTGTTCTCCACCTCGGCGCCTTGATCAATCCGCGTGATGCGGTCGTATTGCCGGTACGGCAGCGGCACGCCATTGGCCTGTACCTCGATCTCGCCGTCGGGATACTCCACGATCTCGACATACTCGTGCACGAGGGCTCGGTTCTGTACCGTATCGTCCAGCAGGTACATCACCCGGTCGTACTGCACCGTGAGTGACTTCGTTACGCGCCGCGGCACCCGCCAGGCCAGTATCTGCCGCAGATCCTCATCGGCGCGCACCGGCCGGTGTGCGTTGTGATCGCTCCTGGGTGGCTTCGCCGAAGCGCCGGTTGAAGTCAGCGATAAAGGAGGGCGCATAAGCATTGGCCGCCTCGCACGTGCTGATGCCGCGCAGCCGCAACTCCTTCACGAGCCGGTCCTGCAAAGTCAGGTTGGCACGCTCCACGCGGCCTTTGGCCTGACTCGTGTTCGCACAGAAAGCCTCAACATTCAGCTCGTACAGGGCCCGCCCGAACTGCGTGACGCCTTTGCCCGCCGTCTGCGAGCGTTGCTTCACGTAGAAGACGCTGGCCTTGTCGCTGTAGAACGCCACCGGTTTGCCGTGCACGGCCAGATACTTCGACAGCGCTCCGAAGTAGCTGAAGGTCGATTCGGTCTGCGTGAAGTGCAGCGTCATCAGCCGCCCGGTCGCATCATCGATGAACACCAGCAGCGTGCAGGCCGGTGCGCGCTCCTCGAACCAGCGGTGGTCGCTGCCATCGATCTGGATCAGCTCGCCCAGGCATGCACGGCGGTTACGCGGCTGATGCACCCGCGGCGGACGCTCCCGGCGCGGTATCCACAGGCCTGCGGCCCGCATCAGCGTGCGCACGGTCTCGACGGCCAGATCGATGCCATGGCATTCGGCGAGCTTCTCGCACGCCAGCGTGGGCCCAAAATCAGCGTAGCGCTCGCGGATCAATGCCAGTGCCCGCTGCGCCTTGCCCGCGGGCAACTGATGGTTGCCCGGGCGGCCACGCTTGCCCGACACCAGACCGGCGACGCCGGCGGCCCGGTAACGCAACACCAGCCGCTCAACCTGGCGCACGCTCAGGCCCAGCCGTTCAGCTGCCTGACCGGGTCTGAGCCGCGCCTCGGTCACAGCCTGGATGACCTTGAACCGGTCAACTTCGCGCATCGTCATCGTGATCGTCCCAGTCGCGTTCATCGCCGGTGCTTCCATGTGGATGTCCGGCGCTCAACCTACACAGAACACGACATTTCTATTTAGCGGAAACCCGACATTTCTATTTGGGACCTACACAAAAAAGTTCGCTAATTTGTGTTATGTCAAATGCGGGAGCTGACTCAAATGAACCTTCAAATCGCTGTAAGGTTTAATGCAGCAAATTGTAACCTAGGTTACACATGGTTACATTGCTCACCTGTCCCCGATATCCATGAATGCCGCAGCACCCCGTCACGGCGAGCTGTCCGACTTCCTAGCGCTCGCCGACGGCCTCTCCACCGCCCGCATCGCTGATACACTCCGCTGCTGCACGCGCACCGTGCGTAACTACCTTGCGGGCCGATCGCCGATTCCGTGGCATCGCATCGAACTGCTACGTCTACTTGCGCGAGAGTCTCACGCCGCAACCGCCCAGCCCACCTTCCAGCCGTCCGCCGATGTTCCTGGCGTGACCGTCAACATTGAACCCGATCCCGATGCGCCGGACGTGCCGCCGGCTGAAATGCTGGCATGGGTCGGTGTCCACGCCCCGCACTTCCTCTCAAGCCAGCGAAGTTTCGCGCAGTACGTGCGCGGCTGGAACGTCGTCGAGAAGATCCGCCGCGCGAAAAACGATGGCACGTTCTACGACGTGCTGGCCCGGTGGCGTGCCCTCGCGGTCGAATTGCCGAAGGCTTGGCGCTCTGGGCGGCTGTGGGCAGATATCGGGCCGCCCGCGTACTTCACTGATTAAATCGGCTTTCGTTATCTATAATCACCCCTTCAAAAACCATACACAACGGGGTGTTTATGAAGCCAGTATTGATCTTTTTGACAGCCATACTTGTTCTTGCGTTTTCATGGCGATTTGTTGCGCGGCGTTGTCTTGCCCGTGGCAAGGGCGCAGCAGTATCGCATTTATCAGGATTCGGAGCAGGTTTTTTGCTATGCGTCCTGTTTCTCTTTGTTGCGGCCATCATTGATGGCCCCACCACCGCCGCAAACACCAGTTCACCCGCAGTGGTTGCGTCGGCCGTCAGTGCGACTGCACCCGGCACCGCTGCCCGGCCGTCCGGTGAGGGCAAGGAAAACACGAATGTGGAGAAGCTAGCCGCGAGCGATTCCAGTATTTCAGCTTTGCCTGTTTCTGCCCCCTCATCAGAGGGAGAATTAACTGGGCCTCAAACCAATGCTGCTAGATCAGCGAAGCAATATCTCAGTATGCAAGGGTTCTCACGAAAAGGACTTATTCAACAACTCTCTTCCGATGCCGGAGAGGGTTACGAGATTGCCGACGCTACGGCAGCAGTGGACAGCCTGAACGTTGACTGGAACCAACAAGCAGTAAGGTCCGCGAAGCAATATCTCAGCATGCAGGGCTTCTCTTGCAAAGGCCTCATCCAGCAACTTTCCTCCAGTGCAGGAGAGGGGTACACCGTGAAGCAAGCAACCTACGGGGCAAAACAGGCAGGTGCCTGCTGAAAGCTGTCGACGACGTTGATACATTTTCTCGCTCATAAAAAAAGCCACCTTCTTAGGTGGCTTTTTTTACGTCCCGCCCTTCCGAAAATGCGTCCGGTGCCGGTCTGACGCCGGGTCGTCAAAGACTTCGAGTTCGAGCACGGTCGAGAAACCGCCGCCGGCGATCGAGTGCGTTACCTTCTTCACGAGCCATGATGTGGCATTGATTTCCGCCTTGAAGCCGGAAAGCGTTATGGGCAGCTCGGGAAAGATGTCGGCGCGGCCGAGCGCCAGTGTGTAACTCATCGTTGCTTGGCTGCGCTGGGTGCGTGCATATTCGGCTTCTGCTGCGGCTCGCGCTTCTTCTTCGCTCGCATAGTCCTCGGGCAGTACCTTGGTGCTGTGGTTGTTTTCGCCGCCCACAATGACCGACTTACGCTTTCCTGCGCCGTTCGAGTGGTAGTGCGCGCGCACGGCTGAATAGCTTTCACGCTGTGATACGTGATATCGGTGCTGGTCGCCGCTCGCGCGCGTCAGCGCGAGAGAGCCGAGCGATTTACCGCTTACGCTCTTGCCCGAGCCGATCGGCATGAACATCAGGTTTTGCTCTTTCACGTTCATCACGGCGTCGTAGCGCTTGGCGAGGCGCGTGAGAAAAGACATATCGCTCTCGTGCGTCTGGTCGATATGTGCGATCGCAACCTGCGAGAGTGCGTCGGTAATAGACGGACTGAGCGAGTGCCGGCCTGCGATCGCGCTCACGATTGCGCCGAGTGTCTGCGCGTGCCAGCTCTGCTCGCGCCGCTCGTGCATGGCTTCCGTCATGGATGCCGAACGTGCGCGGATCGTGATGATGTCGGGCGATCCGCTGTGCTCAACCTCGTCGACAGTAAATGTGCCCTTGTCGACAAGCCGCTCGCCGACCCACCCGAGATAGGCCTTGATCGATGCGCCTCGCTTCGGAATGGCGAACGTGTTTTGTGCATCGTCGAGCACGATGTCGAGCGTATCGGCTTCGTCGGCGCGGCACTCGGAAAGTGACAGGCTGATAAGTTTTGGCGCGATCTTGGCTGACAGGTCGGCGCCGTTGAGTGTCACGCGATAGTCGGCCTGCGGCTGCACCCTTGCGGCGCTACCCGAACTGCTGAATGTTGTGCTCATAGAGAGATCGCCTTCGCGAGCTTGCCGATGTCACTATCGTCGACGCGTTTCAGCGTGAGATTAAATTCAATCTTTCGCGCAATGCCCCATGACGTGAAGTATTTTTTCGTTTCGTCAAGGCCTTCGATGATGTAGCAGCCATACACATGGCCGATGCCGTCGACGAGCACATACGCGTCGCCTGCATCGCCCATCGTCGCGAGCTTGTCGATAGAGGCAATGGTGCCGATCGATTCGGCCTGCGCGACCATGCCGCTAAGTGTGAACGTATCGTCGCCGGCGCCGGTGAACTGGCTTGCGTCGCGTGTGCCGATACGCGAGCTGGTCGTGTGCTTCCATGTGCGGCGGCGCTGCAACTCGCCGAAAGGGGCGGTTTGCAGGCTGAAAACAAACTGGCCTAGAGCCATCATCATGACTCGATCCCTCCTAGTTCACAGAATCCGACAGGCTCGAACCGGCGCGCGAACGCTTGGTGCGATCGCGGCGGTCCAGCTCGGCCGCAACGGCTTTCGCTATCGCCTGCGGATCGCTCCCGGCCTGCGGATAGATGTTGATGACGATCGGCGCCGGGGCGCTCATAGCGCTGGCGAGGTTTGCCGGGTTCGCTGCCGCCGCGCTCGCGATCGGCGCTCGCGTATCGATCGGTACGGTCGGGCGCACGAGGGGCGCCTGCATGCCGTTTGCGAGGCCAGGCGCGACAAAAGACGTTGCCGCGACGGTCGCCAGCATGACGGACGCTGTTCTGATTCTGCTCTTTTCGTCGTCAATGCCGTTTGCGGCGCCCTGCGCAATAAAGCCGCCCAGCTCGGCGAAAACACGGCTCGGGCTGTGAATGCCAAGCTTTTCCTTGAACCAGTTGATCGCACTTTCGCCAACGTTGTGAAGCGCCGTTCGCACGGCGCCCATGCCGCCAAGTATGCCGGAAACCATTCCGTCGATAATCTGCCCGCCGATCGTCGTGAAGCGGATCACAAGCTGTGACATGAACGACGTAATTTCGTCCCAATTACGGACGATTGCGCCGACCAACGTCCAGTTCATAAAGAATTCTGTGATGCCACGACCGGCCGCGATAGCGGCGTTTTCAATCCAGTCCCATGCGCCCCCTGCTGCGGTCTTGATGTCATCCCAGTGTCGGACGATGATGCCGACGAGAGTCCAGGTCATGAAGAATTCGGAGACGGATTCCGCGGCCAAAACGATGCCCGCCTTGATGAGTGCCCAGCTTGCAACGGTGATCGCTTTGAGGTCGTTCCAGTGATCGGCAATAAAGCCGACCGGCGTCCAGTTCATCAGAAACTGTGTAATCCAGCCGACCGCGCTGCTAAAGGCTTCCCTCGTGCCTTCCCACAGGCCGGCGAAGAAACCCGAAATCGGCTTCCAGTTCCTATAGATGAGGTATGCAGCGCCAGCGATTACGGCAACCACAGCCGTGATCGCAAGCCCGATCGGGGTCATCAGCATCGCGCGGCCTGCGAGCATGGCGGCCGAGCCGAACGCGCGAAGCGCTGTGACGCCTAGACCAAGACCGCGCGCAAGGATACCGCCCTGCATGCCGAGCGTCATCATGCTAAACCTGAGCACGGCCAGCGGGCCGAGAACGCCGGCGAGCGCGATCGTCAGCGTGCCGCACACTAAGAGCACGGCAGCGAGCGCGGCGAGCGCGGTGATGATGATTTTCGCGGTCGTGCTGTGCTCCTTCATGAAGCCGACAACCTTTTGCGTGACAGCCGCCGTCGCTTCCAGTCCGGCGTTATACAGCGGCGTCACTTTCTCGCCAATCTCGTTTTTCAGGTCGCGCAGTCGAGCGAGTGCGGCAATTTCCTTGCCTGAGGTCTGTTCCTGTGCGATCGCATTGAGTTCTGTAATGCCCGCAGCACCCTTGTTGAGCCGTTCGTTTTTTGCGATCTGGTTTCGCTGCATGTACATGGTCGCGAACAGGTTCGATGCCGATCGATTCGTGAACATCGAGCCGATAGTGCTCACAATTTCCTTGTCGCCCGTGATGCCTTTCTTTGCCAGCGCAGGGAGCAGCGTCTTTTGCATCCATTCATATGGCGATTGCTTGAACTGCTCGGAATTGAGCAGTGCGCCGTCCGAAAACGCCTTGACGTGACCATTCTTGTCGTATTCGACTTTTTTCGAGTCCAGCAGTCCGAAGCCCATCAGCTTGCGCGCCGCGCGAACCGTCGTGCGGCCTTCGATCAGGTTCTGATAACCCGACATCACCGCATTGCCTGCTGTGCTGCCACCCATTTCCTGAATGAGTGGCTCCATCTGGTAATAGAACGCGTCTTTAGAGAGCGACTTCGCCGCAACGCCGCCACGTTGGATAAATTCCATCCACTGGTCGCCACCGACTCGGCCGCCCGTTGCGGAAATCACCTTCTGGATGCGGTTTGTCTCATCACGAAACGTGGCTTCATCCTTGGTGCCGCCGCGAAGTTCGACGGCCTTGAGCATGTTCATGAACTTTTCTTCGTTCTCGTGGCCGCCCTCTTCGCCGTACATCGCTTCATTGGCGAACTTCATTTTCGACAGCACCGGTGCGGCCATCTGGGCGTGATGCTCGTCGGCGAAGATCGTCATCGCATCGCGCACATTCGTCAGATTGTCCGTGTAGCTCGATCCATGCACGTTCATGTTTCGCGCGAAATTCACGGCATCCTTCGTGGCATGATCGCCCAGGCCGAGCGCCTTGATACGGCCAATCTCGTTTTGCGCCTTCTTCGCCTCGTCGAGCGTTTCATGCAGGCCGCCGAAGATGTGCGCGCCAGTGCTCTTTGCCGCGTAGCCGCCCACGGCCATACCGGCCGCCACACCCTGCATTTTCTCCATGCTCCTGCGCGCGCTGGCGACGCGCTTCTCACGCTCGCTGATCGCGTCGAGCTTGCGCATTTGCTCACTCATGGTTGCCGATGTGGCCGCCATGTTCGTGCGCAGCTCGCGCTCGTGGCGCGACAGGTCGTTCGTGCTGATGCCGGCGCCGGCGAGCTGCTGGCGAAGTTCCTGCACGCGCGCGCGCTGCCGGTCGTGCTCGGTCGTGAGTTGCGAGGCCGCCTGCTTTGCCCGCTCGAAATTGCGCGTCAGTTCGCGCGATGGCGAGTCGGTCGCGCGAATCTGCTGGGCCAGCTCGGCCACGCGGCCGCGCGCGGTGTTGAGCTGCGCGGCCGTGGCCGTCAGGCCGCCGCGTAGCTCGCGGAATTCGCCGATGGTCTTTTGCGTCTTGCCCATGTCGGTCAGCTCGCGGCGCGTCTGCTTGAGCGAATCGCCTAGCCCCTTGCTTCCGGCGAGTATGTTTTTCAGGGGCTTCGTGAGATTGTCGATTGCGTCGAACATGACGCGCAGCTTCAGGGCGTTATCCATCGTTTCCGTTTCCGCATCGAAGGCGCGCTCGCTCGCGCCAGTCCATCAGCTCGGCCAGGCCGAAATCATCCATCGTCGACGGCGCCCAGCCGAATACCGTCGCGATGTCCGCCATCGCATCTTCTATGCGGTCAGGGAGGCCATGCTCGCTTTCACGGCCTTCGGCATCAAAAAACCCATGAAGATACCTCCCAACTGAACGAGGTCCACGGGGTCGAGATTTGCGACATCGTGCTCGGTGAGCGTCGGCGTGCTGATGCGCGGGAGAACCTTCGAGAGCGCCGAGACATCGAGATTCACGAGGTCCGAGAGCGACGCGCCGCGCAGCTCGCCCGATCGCGGCTTGCGCAGCGTGATCGCCGTAATGGTCTGCTTGCCGCCGCCGCGCACGATCGGGGTTTCGAGCGTGTGCGTGTTGGGGTCGGCCTCCGGCGTTTCTTCGGCGACATCGGCGAGGTCGAGCGCGGCCGGCGCGCTCACGGGCGCGGGCGATGCGATCAGGGCCGGGGCCGCCGTCGCGGGCTGTGCCGTGGCCATGTTTGCGGTCGCGACGACATCGGCGGCCTGCATGGCGTCGGTGCCGGCTTCTACGATGGCGGCGTGAAGGCCCGTAACGGGCGCGCTGTGGGCTTGATTGTGCGTATGCATGGTCGAGGTGTAGGGAGAATGGTTTGAAGGCTTGGCGACCCCGTTACGGGGTCGCATGGGTTTTACAGGCCGATCGCCGTGCGCAGCGCTTGCAACAGGTCGTTGCCGTTGATCTTCTCGATCATGTTCACGAAGTCGATTTCGATGATGTCCTCGCCGTTCACGGACAGCTTGTAATAGCTCGCCGCGGTCGTCACCTTGAACGAGGTGTCCTCCTTCGCTTTGGCGGTGCCAGGATCGATTTCGGTGTGCCGGCCGCGCACAACGATTTCCACGGCGTCGGGCGTTTCCGAATCTTCGGCCTGGTACGCGCCCGCAAAGCGCAGCAATACGCCGTCGTGCTTGAGCGCGCCATACTGTTGCAGGACCGATTTCAGGAAGCCGCCTGCGGTCCATTCCATCTGGATTGCTTCCTGGCCGAAATCGATCTTGATCGGGCCGCCCATGCCGCCGCCCTGGTAATCCTCCATCTTGCGCGTGAGCTTCGGCAGCGTGATTTCAGCAATCTTTCCAACGAAGTTCTCGCCGTTCTGGAACAGGTTGAAGGCCTTCAGTTTGCTCGGCAATGCCATAGCGTGTATCTCCTTGGGTAAGCCGGCGTTACGCGCTCACGCGCGTCGCGAAGTCGGCAAGGTAGCGGTCCGTGATGCGCTGCTGAAGCATCAGGTTTTCGAGCGGCGGAACGGGCGTGTAGTCGTAATCGATGTACGCCTTGCCCGACTTGAGCACGTCCGTCGTGTTCGGCGCCGGGTCCCACCACGACGAGCCGCCGATGAGATAGCCCTGCGAGGTCCAGCCGCGAAACGTGGCGTTGATGCTCTCGATGATGTCGCGCGGCAGCGAGGGATTGAGCGGGCCGTCGACGTTGACCATCTGCGCGTCGGCGATCGAATCGGCGATCACCTGCGCGGTGCGCGTGTAGTTCTCGAACGCGAACAGGTCGTCGTCGGAACAGGTGCGTGAGCCCCAAAAACGGAAACCGTTCTTGTTGATAAGCGTCGTCACGTCCTGTTCGTTGAGATAGCCGGCATCCGTCGACGGGTCCTGAAGATCCCAGGACACATCAGCGCTGATGCCGGTCACGCCGTTCACGCCAACATTCGAGAGCGTTTTGTGCCAGCCGGTGTCGTTGTCGATCTTCGCGCGCAGACCCATCGCGTAGGCTACGGCCGGGACTTCGACGGTCGTGCTCGTCGTTGCATCCCATGCGAGGAAGTTCGGCCAGATCACCATCACTTCGCGCTGGCTGAATTGCTTGCGGTAGGTCGTGACTTCCTCTTTCGTCTTGCAGCCGCTCGCGAATGCATAGACGAATGCGCGAAGCGTCTGCGCGATCGAGGCCAGCTCGGCGGTCACGGGCTGCGTGTCGAGGAACGGCGCGCCGAGAATGCGCGGCTTCACGCCGAGCTTTGCCTGCGCCGCGAGCAGCGCCTTGGCGCCGGTGTATTTGCCGTCTGCCGTGACGGTGCCGATCACGTTCGTCGTCGTCGCGGCATCGTCGGCGCCTTCGGCCACGCGCACGACGATCGTGACGGGCTTGGTCTGCTGGCCGATCGCATTCAACGCCTGGTACAGCGTGCCTTTCGTGCCGGCCTTGCCGAGTGCGGACACGACATCCGTGATGAGCACGGGCGTGTCGAGCGGGAACGTCGCCGCGTCGGCGTCCTCGGCCGTGGCAATGAGCCCGACAACCGAAGTGGAAACGGTGCGGATCGGGCGCGAGCCCGAATTGATTTCAATGACACGTACGCCGTGATGGTAGTCCTGCGCCATGTTCGGTATCTCCAGAGGTGAGGGAAAACGGGGGCTAGTAGCTGCGAATGAAAAGATCGCGCGGCGTGATGCGTGCCGCGTCGAGTCGAAAAAGCGGTGTTCCGGCGGCCGCGAACGCGCCGGCGATCAGCTCCGAGCAGAACCATCGCCGCGCGTCGTGCCAGTCGCGCCGCACGAGAAAGCCGATGCACGCGCGCCAGTCATACGGTTTGCCGAGCTGCGCACGCGCGAACGCGATCACGGCTTCGTGGCTCCCGGCCGGAATTTCGACGAGCGCGGTCGCGCTCGCGTCGGCGATGAAGTCGGCGAGCGGTCGCACGCGCACGCCGGCGCTGAAATCGGCTTCGATCACGTTGTCGCCTTCGACGATCGCGCAGTGCGACCACGTTGACCACAGGAAGCCGCGAAGCAAGGCGCTTTGCACGCTGCGGCTGCGGCTGAAAATGACCTGCACGGGGCCGGCGCTCACTGTGCGATCCCCGCGAGGATTTGCTCGATGCGTGCGGCATCGAGCACGGGCGGTGTGGGCGCAATCGGGCTCGCGAGATAGACGAGCGCTTCCTTGATCGACGGCAGGTTCGGATCGATGCTCGCCTTTGCGTCGACGGCCATCTGGTACGTTTGCCAGAATTCAGCGATAGCCGCGTCGACCGGGATATCGTGGGCCGGTGCGGGCGTGACAAGCGCGCTGCCCTGCGGGATACCTGTCGTCGCGAGTGCCTTGAGCAGCATGCGCTCGGTCGTCGTGAACGAGAGATAAAACTGCATCGGCGTCAGCGTCGGATACGCGATCAGCTCGCCGCCCGAATCGCGAGGCGGGTCGACCACGACGGGGTTGATCCATTCTCCGTTATTGAGCTTCGCGCCCACTTCGGTGCCATCGGGCACAGCAGAGAACAGGGCCACGACATCAGCATGAAAGCATTCGTCAAGCGTGAGGCCTTCGGGCAAAGCGAAAATTTCGAGCGTCGTGTCGTGCTCGATACGTGCGTAAGTCGTCATGTCTTACCACTCCACAGTTACATTGCCCTGGCCGCCCGCGCCAGCCGGGTAGCTGGTCACGCCGTTGATGCTGGTCGTTCCACCGCCACCGCCACCAATACCGCCGGCGCCGCCCCGTCCGGCGCCTGAGCCGGCGGTCGTCGAGGCCGAGCTGGCCGAACCACCGCCGCCGCCGCCGATGCCGCCGAGGCCGCCGTCGCGGCCGCCGTTGGCCCCGTCAGGGCTCGCGCCGCCGCCGCCACCGCCTACGCCGCCGGGACCGCCCCAAAACGTGCTGAGGAGCGCATTGCCGCCCACGCCGCCGGGACCGTAAAAGCAATCGAACGGAAAGCGTTGAACAGACCCGAGCGGGTTCGTGGTGCTGCTGCTGGCCGCGCCAATCAGGTCGGGTGCCTGCACGTAGCTGCCGGAGTTGCCGAATGCGCTCCCGCCGCCCCCGCCTGCGCTGGAGGAAATCGCAGCAGATGTGGCGGCCGCCGGCGAACACCCCGTACCGCCGTTGACGCCGCCACCCCCGCCGGCATAGCCGGCGCCGTATGCGCTTGTTGTGTAGGCCGCGCTCCCCTTGCCACCATCGCCGCCCGTACCGAACTGCGATCCAGCGCCACCGCCGCCGCCGGCGCCGCCGCTGACGCTGAATGGGGACGAGCTGGCGCTGATAATTGCGCCCGTGCCGCCCGTGCCCCCCTTTCCGCCCGTGGCCTGGTAGTCGCCGCCGATCCCGTATCCGGGTGCCGAGCTGGTGCCGCCCGTCGCGCTAATGAGCGAGCCAAACGATGAGGTCCCGCCCTGGCCGCCCACGGTGATCGCGTAGGTCGCGCCGGGAACGACATCGAACACGCCATGTGCATAGCCGCCGCCGTGCCCGCCGTCGCCGCCCTTGCCTGCAACCGTGGTGGTCGTCGTCGGGTTGTTGCCCGGTGCGCCGCCGCCGACCACGCGCACGCGAATGCGCAAGACGCCCTGCGGAACGGTGAACGACGTCGATGCCATCGCCGAATTCCAGAGGCCGTTACCGAATACCCCGAGAAAGCCCGGTGCCGACACGGGCGGGGCAAACGGGGAAACCGCGCTCTGTGCGGTGTCAATGATCCCGGTGGGTCGGCCCTGATACGAGCTGACCGGAAACCCGAGCCCTGCGTCGCCGCGATTCATCAGAAATTCCCCCCGATGGCGAACACGTTGATCGGGTTCGCCTGCGCAACGCTCACGGTCGCGACGAGACTCCAGCCGGGCGGCAGCACGAGCGGCATGAGATGCGGCGCCGTGACGGCTTCAAGCGTCTGCACGTTGATGCGCGTCGTCGTCGTGACCGTCACGCCAGGCACGGGCAGATCGAAGTAAAAGCGGTAGTTCGCGCCGTCATACAGGTAGAGCGACACCACGCCGGCCGTGGTCGTGCCCGTGGGCGCGACGACCACGCGTTCGATGCGGCATCCGGCCTGGCCGGCCGCCACCACGACGACCGGATTGGTCGGCGCGGCGCGCGAAGTGTTCGCGGCCTGCACGACGGCCGCAGCGGCAATCGGCGAAATCGCGAAATTGGGTGTTCCTTGGGCCATTGTTCGGCATCCTCACAGAATGAAGCCAGATTGATAAGCGAAGTTGTAGCCGCCGCCCTGCGCCGTGAGCTGTGAACTGACCATCGTGCTCACGAGGAACGCATTGGCGTCGAGGTCGTACGTGCAGGACACGAGCATGAACTGCTCGATGTCGGCGGTTTGCATTGGCTTGCCGTCCTCGCGCAGCAGAGGCACAGGGCCGGGGCCGGCGTCGAGCGTGCATGGCCCCACGTTCGCATGCGCCGCACGGAACTTGACGGGCAGGCCGTTCGTGTACGTCGTGATCGGGGGATTCATCACGACGACGTACGCGCTGACCGTGCCGATGTCTTTCTCGTAGCCGCCCGCCACGGATTCGACATAGGCGACGACCCATGCCGTGTTGGGTGCCTGCTTGCTGATGTCGCCGACAGCCGGCGTCGGCACTTCGGGCACACCCGAGAATTTCGGGCTGTCGAGCGGCGCGAACGAATCGCCGACCCATTTCGTTGTCGGTGCGAGTGCGCTGCGATCGCCGGCGGCCGGCGTCGGCATTTTCACGTTGCCCGTGAATTCGGGGCTGTCGAGCGGCGCGAATACCTCGCCCACCCATTCCGTGCTGGCCGCGCGCGCGCTGCGATCGCCCGCGTCGGGTGTCGGGACCGTGGGCGCGCCGATGAATTCCGGGCTGTCGAGCGGCGCGAAAACCGATGCGACCCATTCGCGCGTTGCGCCAACGAAATTCGTGTCGATCACAAGATTCACCGCGCTCGCATTGCCAACTTTCAGGCCGGCGCGCACGGTCATATCGCGCGTCGCGCCTTCGGTCTGGACAGGCTTGTACGTGTCGGGAAAGTTGCCGTACGCGATCATGTCGCCGTCCGTGTCCCACACGCCCAGCTCGCGAACGTAGAAACCGCCCTGGTCCGAGGGAATCAGCAGCTCCGAGAGCGCGAGCGAGTTGTCGGCCTTGTTGCGATACAGGGCGTTGATCGGCGCGCGAAACTTCTCGTTCACGAGCTTGCGCTCGGTGCCCTTGGGCGGATCGATTGCGCGGCCGCCGCCATCGCCAACAGACATTTCGCTGATGTCGAGCGGGACTTTCTCCGCGATCGCACGCGCGAGCTTCTGCGCGCCGATGTCCGTGATCTTTGTGTAGTACGTGTTCATGCTCACTCCCCTGCGCTTATCTCAACCACTTCGCCAATGACGGCCACGCCTGCGCAGTAGAAAGCGCCCTGTGTGAGCCCGAGCACGTCGATGCCCCAAAGATGACTCCGCGCGTTCTTGGCCGAGTTCACGACCATCTCGATCTGCTCGTAGTCGATCGCTTCGGCAATCGGTGTCTGGTCGACCGTGACGCGCACGCCAAAGGTGTACGGCTGGGCTTTCGGCACGAGCTGGAACCATTCGATTACCTCCATGCCGTCGTAGCCCAGGGCATTCACGGCGGCCTTGAGCGCGCCGATGGTGCCCTTGTGGCGATGGACGTGAACACTCGAAGCGATCACGGCGCGCTTTTGCGCCTCGGTCCAGTTCGTATCCCAGGCGTCGACGGAAAAATCCCATGCGAGCCACGGCAGCATATGAGCGGGGCAGGTCGCCGGATTGCGCACGCTGCGGATATCGACTGGCAGATCGCCGATTGCCGAGAGCGCTTGTGCGAGGCGCGTTTCGGTCGACGTGCTGTTTGGCGGCAGCAGGTTCGAGGCGTCAGCCATCGGTCGCCTCGCTCGTCGTCAGTTCGATGTCCGTGCAGTACGACGCCATGCCGTCGTCGATCACGAGATTCGCCGCAGGCTCGATGAGGTTGACCTGTTTCACGCCTGGCTGATGCAACGCCTTGTAGATGCCTGATTGCGCCACGTCGGCGCCGATGCGCTGCACGCTGTCGGCGTAGGCCTGGCCCGCCGCATGCGCGACATCCGAAACGGTGGACGTGTCCGGTCCCGAGTACATGACCAGTTCGGCGCGAATCTTGTACGGCACGATTTCGGCGGTACGCACTTCAACCTGATCGGTCAGCGGGCGCGTATCGTCAGCATTCAGCGCGGCCGTGACGTTGGCGATCAGCGCGTCGCCGGCCGTGCCGTCGCCCGTACGTGAGAGCGCGTACACCACGACGACGCCAGGCGCGGGACTGAGCACCTGCACGTCTTTCAGGTCGGCGTCGGCCGAGCGCGCGGCGAATTCATAGCTCCCCGTACTACCCGCCGTCGTATAGCCCTCCATCGAGAGCTGGATGCGCAACCGGTAATCGCTGTCCTCCTCCATGACGGCGGCGGTCGGCGGAATCGTGGTGTCGTCGGCCGGCGTGATCGTCAGGCGCTTCACGTCGTAATCCGCGCCGAGCTGGTCGAGATCCTTGTCTTTCGCATAGGCGAGCATCACGGCGCGTGCGGCATCGTTGATACGCTGGCGCAGCACAACCTCGCGATAGGCGTTCTCCTGCAACATCATCACGATCGGCTCGGACTCCAGTTCGAGCGTCGCAGCAATCTCGGCCTGCTGGTCGGCCGGATAGAGCGAAACGAGCTTGGCCTTGCGCGCGGCGAGGATCGTTTCGAAATCGATCGTTTCGACGATATCGGGCGGATCGAGCTGGGAAAGGTCGATCAGGGTGGTCGCGCTCATGTGGTCGCCTGGCTGGTGATAGGAACGGTGCCCGTGACCGTCAGGCCTTCAGCCGTGACGCCTTCGATTTCGAGCGTGATCGAGCCGCTTGCGGCGGTCGCGGCGTCGGCCGATACCTGGACGCGCGTGAGCTGTAGGCGCGGCTCCCATCGCATGAGGGCGGTGGCGACAGCCGCATACAGGCGCACGAGCATCGCGCCGTTCGTCGGGCCGTCGACGAGATCGGGCAGGTCCGAGCCGAAATCGCGGCGCGCGATGCGCGAGCCGAGCGGTGTCGAGAGGATGCGGCCGATCGATTGATAGAGATGGTCGAGGTCGGCGATCGCGCGGCCGGTGGTGGCGTTCATGCCCTTCATCGCGGCGTGCTCGTGTTGCGGCCTTCGCCGTCGGTATGGGTATGGCCCGTCAGGCTGATGCCGTTCGCCTTCACGTCGCCGGTGTATTCGGCCGTGCCGTCGATCTGCATCACTGCGCCGCCGGCGCCGCCCTTGCCCGTCATGCCGGACTGGAACGCGAACGGGCCTTTCACGACCATTGCGCCTGTGACGGTCGTGTTTTCGGCGTCGAGCGTGATGCCGTCGGCCTTGACCGTTGCGGCCTTCGTCTGGACCGTGACGGAACCCGGCGAGATGATCGAGACCGTCGCGCCTTCGGGCAGCGTGGCCGTGAGCCCATGCTGCGCGTGGTCGTATTCGACGATCGCGCCATCGGGATAGATGCGATGATGCTTGTCCGCGCTGTTGCTCGGCGCGGGCGCTGCATCGCTGTTGATCGTGCCGAGGATGATGCCCTGCGCGGGGTCGCCCATCGGACAAAAGAGAATGACCTGTTCTCCCTTCGTGAGCGGGTTCCATTCGCGGGTTGTGCCCGCGCGCTGCGCGCCCATCGGCAACCAGTTTGTCGTGAGGCCGGGATTGTTCTCGTCGTCGGGATCGCCCACGGATACGCGGCACGTCGGCGGGTTACTCGCGAGGTTCACGTCGATAACTGACCCTTTGCGGATCAGGTTGACGATGAGGCGGCGGAATTCGTTGGCATCCATACCGCCCATGTTGCCGGCCGCGTACGCGCGAAGCGAGCGGCGGCGCGTGTTGCGGGTCCGGGTACAAAAAAGCCCCTGTTTTCAGGGGCTTTTCGTAACGTGATCGAGCAGTCTGTCGCGTATCAGCTCGCGATCGGCGGCGGTGAATCCCAGCAGTACGCGCGCCGGATAGTGCGCCTGCGGGCCGCCCGGTTCAACGGGTGCAGTCTCGCCGAACTGGTGGATTCGCGCGATGCGTGAGACACGGCCGGCGAATCCGATCGCGAGGCCTTCGGGCGTCGCTTCGACCTGCATGTATTTCGCCGTGCGCAGCTTGGCGAACATCGCGGCGCGCTTGATGCGGCCGCGCTTGCCGCGCAGCTTCCGGCCGCCCTTCTGAGCGCGTGTTTTGCGCGGCGTGTATGAGGCGCCGTTCGGGTCCTGCTGCGCGGCGACGCGCGCCTGCTGGCTGCGTCGCAGATCGCGGGCGATATCGAGCATCGCCTTTCGGCGCTGCGCCGGCGAGAGCTGCGTGAGCAGCGCGCCGGCCCAGCGTTCCAGCGCCTTCAGCTCGTCGTCAGCCATACCTGCGCCTCATCACCATCGCGCACACTGCGCGCAATGATTGCATCAGGGTCGACGACCGGCACGGCGCCGAGTGCGAGCGTGTAAGGCGTCACGGCCGAGTCGTCGATATGCGTCACGGTGCGCGTGCCGTCGTCGGCCGTCTTGACGACGACACTCTCGGTGAGCTGGAGCTTTACCGACACGTCGGCCGTCGCGTTGTCGAGTATGTCGACTTCATAGGTGATGCCGTTCGCACGCGCGTCGGGGTTGCTCACGAGGTCGTTTTGATACTGGCGAACCCACTGCACTATGGCGATGAAAAGATCGTCGGAATCGCCCGCGAAATCGAGCAGCATCACATTGCATGTGTAGCGGTATTCGAAAGACGGTGTTTTCGCGCTGGTCGAGGCGATCGAGCCCGCGTCGATGAATACGGTGAGCTTGTCGGGGTCGGCCGAGAGCGACGGAATCGCGGCGACGATCGCGGCGCGAAGGCTGGCCGGCTTAATCATGCGAGGTGGCCCCCTGCTCTGCCTTCGCCTGGCAATCCGCGATCATGTCGACCTTGGCCGCGCACTGTGCCCATGCGCCCTTGGCTTTCGTGAGCGCTGCGTCGAGCTGGCCATTAGTTCGCGGCGCCATCGCTGGCAGCGTGCAACGTGTCACCCGCTGGCATTCGAGCACTGTAATCGTCGGCGCCGGTGAGATCGGGGCTTGATTGAAGCCGCACGATGCCATCAGGCAGAAGGGTATCAGCCCAGGCGCGCGCATCAGGCGTTTCATTGATGACTCTCCGGTGTTCCTGCTGGTTTGCCGCGAGCGTGGCGGCGACTTTTCCCGTCGACGTGTCGAGTTGCTTCTGCTGCTTTTCCTTGTCGTCGGCGTCTTTCTTCAGGCGGTCAATTGTCTTGTCGCGATCGGCGATGCCCTGGCGTGCTGCGTCGAGCTGCTGCGTGCGCTCGGCCAGCTCGGCGCGCAGCTCGCGCACGTACTGCACGCCGGCGGCGATCGCGAGCAGCACGAGCGCCCCGCCGATGAGCTTTGCGGCGATCGCGTTCATGCGGCCGCCTTCGCGGGCTCGGCGTATTTGAGATACGCCTGCGCGAGCTTCGCGTCGTAGAGGTTGCGCGCGTAATCCGGGCCGTTGTAGCCCTTGGCGAATGGCGCCCACTTCCGGGCCTTGAGCGCAGCGACGAGGCCGCTGTCGGCCGCCACATAGCGCACAAACGCGTCGAGCTGGTCGGCTTCGCTGTTCTCCATGCGGCTCACGAAATCGTCGACGCTCGCATAGCCCAGGCGCTCCCAGTTCTCGCCCATCACCTGAAACGCGCCCCAGCTCGCCGACTCATAGGCGGCCGCCGGGTCGATCAGCTCTGCCGTCGCGAGCCGCGTATATTCCGCGGCGCCGCCCTGATAGCCGCCATACGTCTGCGACACGATGGTCGGGTATTTCGCCGCGATCGGTGCCGGGTCGATGCCGCGCGCCTGTAGCCGCTGCCAGAACACATGACGCTCGAACAGGATGAGGGGCCGGCCGTCGAGCAGGTAGCCCGAGCCCTTCGATTCAACTTCGTTCACAGCCCGCACGCACGCGAGCGGCACGTCGAGCGTCTGCGCGGCGCGCACGAGGTCGGCGTCGCAGAGGTGTTTCGGGTCGCGCTGGCCGGTGGCGAGAGCGGCGAGCGTTTTCGGGCCGGCGATGCCGTCGACCACGAGGCCGGTTTTCGTCTGGAGCGCTTCGACTGCGCTCTCGGTCGCGGCATCGTAGACGTGAGACACGTCGAGCGTGTAGCCGGCGCGTTTCAGGCGCGATTGCAGCACGCCAACATCGGCGCCGTGATCGCCGAGGCGGTGGGTTTTCATGGTGCGTCGCTCCACATGAGCCGCGCGACATTGCCGCGCGAGGCAAAAATAAACAGGGCTAGCAGAACCGACTTGCCGGCGTCGAACAGGCCGACATCGCGCGCGTGCAGGGCCAGCTCGATCGACGAGCCGCCCATGACGACGACGATCACCCATGCGACCCATGAGACGTGTCGCCGGTGGCGCGCGCCGTTGCGTCGGTAGGTGAGCAGCCGGAGAATCGCCGCGAGCTGTACGGCGAGCGCGATCACCGCGAGCGAGATGTGCATGTCATCCCCCCCGCTTGAAGATCGAGAGCAGGTCGGCCGATTTCACGCGCTCCATGAGCTGTAGCGTCACGGTGATGACGAGCGCCGCCGCGAAGAAGGCCGCGACGGCGGTCGAGTGGATCGGGGTTGCGTTCACGACTTCAGGCGCGGCGAAGTAGCCCATCACGAGCGAAATCACGAGGTATGCGAGGCGCGTGAGGATGCCGATGTCTTTTGACGTGACGACGACGAGCGCGGCGCCCGTGAATGCGCCGATCAGCGCGTTTCCGTCGATACCCGGTGCGAGGCCTGCGAGGCCGATCGCGCCGGATATCACGGCGGCGGTGGTGGTATTCGGTTCGGCCATGCGTGGCGCTCCCTGAGTCAATCAAACAGTTGCACAAGCGGCGTGGTGCTCTGCACGGTGGACAGGTCCGGCATGTCGACGACGGTCCCGATCGGCAGCACGGCGCCGTAGTCGGCGAGGCCTGCATTCGCTTCGAGCACGGCTTCGGTGGTGCCATCGGTGCGGCCGTAGTAACGCCAGCAGATCGCGTCGACGGTATCGCCCTGTTGCGCGATGACTTTCATCAGATCAGCTCTATCGTCGAGCGGCGGCGCCCGCGAATGTCCGCGATCGCGTTGCGAACGTTGCGCCGTGCCTCGCAAATCGTCTGTTCCAGTTCTTCGGCCTTCTGGCCGCCGGATTTGGTCGTGTCGAGGCCGCGATACTGCTCATTGAGATCGGCACGCACGGTGTTGTAGACGGCGCGGCGATAGCGCAGAACATGGGTGCTCTTGCCGCCGAGCTGTGGCGCCGGGACGCTCGCGAGGTCCGCGCAGCCGGCCGCGACCTGCGAGGCCTGCCACGAGCCCAGCTCCGCATTGATGCTCGCCATCGCATCGAGCGCGGCCGAGCGCAATCGCGTATCGGTCACGGTGCCATCGAGCCGGGTTTCCTCGCGCAGCTCGGCGAGTTCGATGTCGGGAAACCATCCGTCATTGGTGAGCACGTTGGCCGGGGCCGTCGCGCTACTGCTCGTGTCTGCGGTTGCGAGAAAGCTGCTCATGATCGGGCGTTGAATAGGTGGCGGTGGACCGGCGTTCGAATCCCGTTGCCGTCAGGTGTTGGGAGTGAACGCCGGTGCCGCCATTGCCGGGGGGGCTCTTTACATGCGGGCGGCCTTACGGCGGCCGTCCGCATCGCTCAACTGTTTCTCCAGTCGGGCAATGTTCTGTTTCACGCCGGCGCGCGCGTTGAGCTGGAGCGCCGTTTGAAGGTTTTGCAGGGCCTGGGCTGCACGGCCCCAGTCATGCGCGTCGTCGAGCTGGTCGTCGCCGATCAGCTTCATCGCGGCGAGGCCGAGCGCCTTGAAAAGCTTCGACCGGATCTGGTCGTGCATGTCGGCCGCTTCGGTCAACTCGCGCACTTCGTTGAGCTGGTCCGCGTCGAACGTGCCGCCGTCTGCGATCGCAATCAGCGCCGCGTCGGCGAATTCTTCGGCGATCGCGGCCGGGGCCGTGCGCTCGTAATGCGCGGGCAGCGTGAGGCCGTGGGCCAGTGCGTAGCGGGCGATCTCCAGCGCGCCGGCGTAGTCGGCGGCGTCGACGCGCCAGATCATGACCGTCATCAGCACGTCATCCTGAGCGCCCCGCCCACCCTTCAGTGCGCCGCTCACGTAGTCGGCATACTCGGGCAGTACCTCGCGTTTCACTTCGACCTTGCGGGCGACGGACTGCAACGCCTTGAGGCGTCGGCGATCGGCCATGAGCTTTGCGAGCATCAGCTCGTAATGGCTCGCGCCGGCGAGGCTTCGACCGGGGGCCGCCGAGGCGGCCGCCTTCTCGGCGCGCACGCGCGCCTGGTGTCGTCGGGCGGGGGTGCTCATGGTCAGGCCGCCGGTTCGATTTCGATGTTTTCCACGACCGCGCCGCAGCCGTAGTCCTCCACGACATACGCTTCGTTGCTCGATTCGTAGTTCTCGATCTGGTCGCGCTTCGGGTTGTCGATGATCGAGCGGCGGCGCGCGCCGTTCTGGTAGTAGATCGACAGGTTGTCCAGACGCGTGATGAGCAGCGTGTTCGCCGGCACATAGGGCGCGCTCACGGCCTGCTTGCCGCCGATGCGCTTGCCGCTGATGACCATATCGAGCGCGGCCTGCTCGGTCGCGACGTTCGCGCTGCTCACGATCGGGAAATACTTGTCATGCAGCAGGGCGCTACCCATCACCACCACGACAGCCGGATCGTCGCGATACCACTCGTCGAGCAGTTGCAGGGCGTCGAGCACGAGCGCATCGAGATTCCTGTAGTCGGTGCCGGCGGCGGTTCCCACCTTCACTTTGTTCGTGCCTTCGGCGCCTTCGTGCATCACGCGATCCGCAGCGTTCTGGCGATACTTTTCGAGCCAGCCGATATTGACGTCCTGAAGCAGCGCATTCGCGGCGCGGTCGGAAGTCGCCGCACGCGAGGTGCCATTGAAACCGATGCAGATGCGATCGAGCGCGGTGCGTTGCAGGATCGCATCACGAATGCGCGTCTGGAAGTCGGGGAAATTCGCCCAGGCATCGAGGCGGCCATACTTCAGCGCCGTGTCGAAATTGGTCTGCGTGCAGACGTAGCCGCTGCCGTCCAGCGTGGTCGGATCGACCGGCGTGCGATCCTTCGCGCTCGTGTCGGTCGTGCTCGCGATCGGCGAGCCGATGCCAAGGCCGACCTTTTCGCCGCTTTGATCGGTCACGCCAATCATGTTGATGCTTTTCAGGAACGCGCTCGATTGCTGGATGCGCGTTTCGAGCGTTTGCTGCACGGACGGTGCGACCGTGAATTTCACGGTGGCATCCGGCACGGCGTTAAGCTGCGCGATCGACTCCACGTAAGAATTGAACGCGAGGCGGGTTTCGTTACGCATGGGGTGTTACTCCGAAACGTTGAGGGAAAGGGCCGGTTGGGCGGGCGCGATCAGCAGTCAGTTTTCTGGATGCCGTTCGAGCCCGTCGCCGGCGGCCGGGGATTGCCGGCCGGTTGCGTCGACAACGTGTTCGTCAGCTCGCCGAGCTTCTTCGCGGTTTCAGCGTGCGCGGCCTTTTCGGTGTCCAGCTCGCCGCGCAGCTCGACGATCTTCGCGCCGTATGCTTCGACGACGGTCGCCTGTTCCTTCGAGAACGTCGCGAGCAGTTCGACAGCTTGCGTCACGTCTGCGAACCGCTTTTCGTCGGTGGCGCCCTTCTCTTTCACGAGGCCGAGCACTTCGCCAACACGATGGAACAGGCCGGCGAACGTGCTCGCGGGCGTTTGCGTTGCGGGCGCTTGCGTCGCGGGTTCGAATTCGATCGCGGTTTCTTCGGATGCGGAAAACAGGTTGTCGGGCGCCTGCTTGCGCGCCTTCAACGGGCTGTTGTCGCCCTGCTTTGCGGCGAACGCCAGCATTTCAGTGCCGAGGCTCGCGGGGCTGTCGGTCACAGCGAGGCCGATGAGATAGGCCTGTTTCGTGTCCGCGAAAGAGAAGTTGATTTCGATCGACGTGTACAGCTTTTGGCGGCCCTTCTGGAGATCGAGCAGCGCCTGCGTCGGCGTGATCTGCGCATAGAGCGCGAGCTTGCCCTTGAGCGGGCCGTCCGCGATCTGTTCGGACTTCAGCGCGGTCACGTCGCCATACGCGCCGAACGGGTTCGTGTCGGACAGGGGCGCATAGCCGCGAATGTGCTCGCAGTTCACGCGGGCGCCGTACATTGCCGGGTCGTACTGCGTGGCCATCTGCTGAATCCATTCGCGCTCGATGTTGCGGCCGTCCGTGGTCGCACCTTCAACGGCGACGCGGAAGAATTTCGACGCGGTGGCGTGGTTGCCATCAGCATTCGTGGTCGAGCCGATGCCGAAGCCGAGCGCGATCGCGCCGCCTGCGGTGCCGAGGCCAGCGAGCATGCCGCCATGTTGCAGGCCGGTGCCGATCGCCGTAGTCGCAGCGTGAGCGTCGAGCGCAAAGAGCGAGGCCATCGAACCGACCGCGAGAGCCATGAGCGACAACTTGCGGTTGAACGTCGTGCGCTTGGACATCGTATGTACTCCGACAGGTAAATGTTTGGTTGCTTCGTTGTTGTATGTATGGTGCCCCGCGAACGCTGTGCAAACAACGATTCGCCAACGTGAGGCGGCCGGGCACAAATCGAGCTTCTGCGCGCGCGTGCGATGGACCGGTACGCTTCTGCCATGCTCGAAACTACCGACATCACGGCTGCTACTGCGGACCCAAAAAAGGCTGCGCGCGCGCTCTACTGGCAGGGCTGGCGCGTGTCGTCGATCGCGCGTCATCTTGACCTGAAGCGATCGACCGTCGAAACGTGGAAGCAGCGTGACGCGTGGGACAAGGCCGCACCACTCGACACGATCGAACTGACGATCGAAATGCGCGTGAATGCGTTGATCGCGAAAGAGAAGAAAGACGGCGCCGACTACAAGGAAATCGATCTGCTCATGCGGCAGCTCGAACGCAGCGCACGCGTACGGAAATATGGCGAGACCGGGAAAGAGTCGGACCTGAATCCGAACATTGAGGCGCGCAACGCAGCGCCGAAAAAGAAAGCGGCCCGCAACACGTTCACCGACGAGCAGATCGGCAAGATCAACAGTGCTTTCCGCGAGTCGCTTTTCGACTATCAAAAGGTCTGGTATCGCAATGGCGATCAGCGTACGCGCAACATCCTGAAATCGCGGCAGATTGGTGCGACGTGGTATTTCGCGCGCGAAGCACTCATCGACGCGCTAAACACCGGGCGAAACCAGATTTTTCTTTCCGCGAGCAAGGCACAGGCGCACGTATTCAAGCAGTACATCACGCAGTTTGCGCGCGAAGCGGCCGACGTTGACCTGAGCGGCGACCCCATCGTTTTACCCAACGAGGCAACGCTGTACTTTCTTGGCACGAATGCGCGCACCGCACAGAGCTATCACGGCAACCTGTATTTCGATGAGTATTTCTGGGTGCCTCGATTCAAGGAACTACAGAAAGTCGCGTCGGGCATGGCGATGCAGAAAATGTGGCGGGAAACGTACTTTTCCACGCCGTCGAGCATCGGACACGAGGCCTATCCATTCTGGAGCGGCGAGCATATCAATCGCGGCCGTGCAAAGGCCGACGCCGTTCATTTTGAAGTCACGCACAAGGCACTTTCACGCGGCCGGCTCTGCGAGGATGGCCAGTGGCGCCAGATCGTCACGGTCGAAGATGCCCTGCGCGGTGGCTGCACGCTGTTTGACCTTGATGAACTGCGGCGCAAATACAGCCCCGAGGATTACGCGAACCTGCTCATGTGTCAGTTTATCGACGACACGGCGTCGATATTCACGCTCGCGAACCTCCAGCGTTGCATGGTCGACTCATGGGAGGAATGGACCGATTTCGAACCGCTCACGCTGCGTCCGTTCGGCTATCGCGAAGTGTGGGTCGGCTATGACCCTGCCCTTTCAGGCGATTCGGCAGGCCTCGCCGTCGTCGCGCCGCCGCTCGTCGCGGGCGGGCCGCTGCGCGTGCTCGAAAAGCAGCAGTTCCGCGGCATGGACTTCGAAGCACAGGCCGAGTACATACGGCAGGTCACGCAGCGCTACAACGTGACGTATATGGCGATCGATACGACCGGCATCGGCCAGGGCGTCTATCAGATCGTGAAGCAGTTCTATCCGTCCGTGGTGCCGTTCAACTACTCGCCCGAGGTCAAGGGGCGTCTGGTGCTCAAAGGCCTGTCTGTGGTCGGCAGTGCGCGCCTCCAGTTCGATGCAGGCTGGACCGATGTCGCCGCCGCGTTCATGGCGATCAAGAAAACCGTCACGCCGAGCGGCCGACAGGTCACGTATGCGGCCGTCCGCAACGAGGAAACCGGACACGCTGACTTGGCCTGGGCGATCCTGCACGCAATTTCAAACGAGCCGCTGGAAGGCATGGCGGCGCGTACTACTGGCTTTATGGAGATATCGTCATGAAGGCAAGACACAAGCGCGCGCAGCTCGCGCGCCAAACCACGCCCGCCGCCCACGCCTCATCGAGCGCGGCGGCTCCAACGGCGTTCACGTTCGGCGAACCCATGCCGGTGCTCAACCGCGCCGAACTGCTCGACTATGCCGAGCTGGTGCAGATCAACGGATGGTATGAGCCGCCGATTACCTGGTCGGGGCTTGCAAAGTCGTTCAGGGCCGGTACGCATCACGCCTCCGCGCTCTACTTCAAACGCAACGTGCTGGCGTCCACGTTCATTCCTCACAAGCTGCTTTCGCGCGATGCGTTCCGCCGTTGGGCGCTCGATTTCCTGATGTTCGGGAACGGCTACATGTGCCGGGAGAAAAACAGGATCGGAGGGACATTGCAGTTTTCGCCGCCGCCGGCGAAGTACGTGCGGCGCCGTGTCGACCTGCAAAGCTACGTTCAAACCGATGGCTGGAAAGCCGTCCACGAGTTCGAGGCGGGCTCGGTGCATCACCTGATCGAACCAGACATCAATCAGGAGGTGTACGGGCTTCCCGAATACCTGGGCGCCCTGCACGCGGCATGGTTGAACGAGTCGTCGACGCTATTCCGGCGGCGCTACTACGAAAACGGGAGTCACGCGGGGTTCATCCTGTACGTGACGGACCCGGCACAGAAACAGGAGGATATCGACGATCTGCGCACGGCGCTCAAGAGCGCGAAGGGTCCGGGCAATTTCCGTAACCTGTTTTATTACGCGCCCCAAGGCAAGAAAGACGGGATTCAGCTCATTCCGGTATCGGAAGTCGCTGCGAAAGACGAGTTCTTCAACATCAAGAACATCACGCGCGACGACCTGCTCGCGGCGCATCGAGTGCCCCCGCAGTTGCTCGGCATCGTACCGAGCAACACGGGTGGTTTTGGTGCGGCTGATACGGCGGCGCGAGTGTTCGGGCGTAACGAGATTCTCCCGTTGCAAGCGCAGTTTCTCGCCTTCAACGAGTGGGCTGGTGACGAAATCGTTGCCTTTGAACCGTACTCGATAGACAACTAGTTCATCGATTAGGCGGCAGCCAATTCTGGCCCCTCCCAACCGTCGTCGTCGGGAGAGTTATCCTTGAAAAAGGTCGTATGCTGGAGAATCGAATCGATTCTTTGATCGACGATATCAGACAACTCCGGCGGGAGCGGTTCACCCGGTTCAATTACGAACCCTTCCGCCTCTGACACTATGAATATGTCCGCGTGTCCATAAAACATCTTTTCCCGAGTGTCTTCGACTGAGGCGCTGCTCGCCCGAACATTGCCGGCAGACACCCGAGCCAAACCAACATACTGTTTTCCATCGCTGCTCAGGCCTCGCGCACGTTGTTTGCAGTCGTGTGGCGAGAGAATGAGCGTGCGATATACCGAAACGCCGCGAGTTGGCACCTTTTGTTTGAACGCTCCACGCTTGATCCGATCTTTCCGGTCAACGTGATAGGGTGTGCAGACTCCTCGAACGACGTTTTCGTTATCGGTGATGTTTTTATCAACTTCTTCCGTTTTAGCAACTTCTTCCGCCATACGAAGCTCAGGTATCAGTACAAGACGCTGTTGATGTTATTTGAGGGCCGGGAAGTACCACGCAGCGCAATCAAAAGGGCCGCGGCAGAAGCCGCGCCACTCAGATCGCCTTTATGATAGATCGTCGGTGAGCCTCGCCGACGAAGATAAAAGCTGTAACGTGTCCTACCCAACTCCAACTGCGCATCGCCCTCATCGGATTCCCACTCCATCGATATCGTGCCGTTCGGATTGGGGCAAAGCTCCGGGGACTCGAGGTTACCCGGTAGGCTAACAATAAGCTGCTTGGCAGCTTCACATGCTGCCCCGCTGATCGGATCAGCGTCATAACCATCCCAATTCGCCGCGAGTTGCTGAAACTCATCCACGAGGCTTGTATCGCGGTTGCTGGGAATTTGATACATCATAGCCGCTGTCGGCAAATAGAACTCCGCTCGGCTCGGGGCAAGCGAAGGTGCAAATTCTGTAGTGATTTCCTGCGCAATTGCGGGTGACGGTCGGGAAACGCTGTCAAAAATGATCCTCATTTAACCGGCTCCATCGATTCGTGCAGCGGTTTGGTCAGCTCCATGAAAATGGAGTTTGTGATCTTGTGAGACTCACTGAACGCGTTAACTACGGCTTCAGAAGACAAGCCGACCTCTGTATTGCGTGAAACAGTCGAATCAAAAATTTGACCTGTGCGGCCCGCAGCGACGCCGTGCGCAAATGACAAGATCACCAAACCATCGCTAAGCGGTACGTTCAGGTCCAATTTTGATTGAATTGGTCCAGCTCGACTTGGAAGATTTTCGATGACTCCCGGCAACTCAAGTTTCAGCCCCATCACGTCGGCAAGGAATTCGAGCGGTGGCATGTTCTTGACTGCTTGGGTATCGAACAAGTCAATATACCGAAGAAGCGTCTCACCAAATGATTTGGGCGGCGTAGGATGCGCTTCAAGTGAGGCAAGCAAACCGTCGATACCCTGACGCACAGTAGGCACGAACTCATCCCAATGGCTGTACCCTGGGGGGCCGCCGTTCACTGTGAAGGAATTCGATCCTAACTGGAGATACAGCCCGTCGGTACCCGGCTTTTTCCACCGCCATACTGCTTGAAATGGCGCAAGTACAGCGTTCGGCGGGACAATCCGCTCCTGCACTGTGAAGCCCAACTTGTGAGCTTCTACGGCGAAACGCATAAAGAACGAGTCAAACGAGGATGCAATGGCGAATTGAATCTGCTTAGGCTTCCCGTCAGCGCCTAACACCGGCATTGCAAATGCAGGGGTACCGGGAACAAGCCCAAGCGTCGGCTCACCCCAACGAATCTCCGCCATGAGTTCAAGAAGGGGGGGGTGTCGAAAGACTGTAGTCACAATTTGATTTTGCGTGTTTAGTGGACGTGCAGGCGAACCTTTGCTCACGCGAGCCTAATGAATAACTGCTCCGGCCGCAAGCCATTTTTCATAATGTGAAAAATGGCTTGCGGAACTAGCTCTCGAATGCAAAAAACACGCGGGCTAGCGTGATCTTGCGGCAATTCTTGTAATTTTTGCATCAAAGTGCGTCGCCCGATTGCACTTTCCAAACGGGATACACGCGCGTGCGAGCGAGGGTTTCGGCGGAAAGTCGATTGCGTCAAAACGCGCGTTCTTTGAGAACCGCAGGCGGGGAGGGGGACTGCGTTTTTTGGGCCGGGTGCGCGTGTGTGCGCCGCCCTCGCCCGCGTCATCCCGCCCCGATTCGACCGCCTTCCGGCCCACCACGGGCCTGCCGCCGCCCCGCCAATACCACGGGCACCCCGCGAGCGGCCGACCGCTCCTGCGAGCGCTTTGCGCACCCCGCTACGGCAATAGCTGCCCCCGAATGGCAGCACTTTTTGATTGCATAATGCTGTCATTTTTTGATATCATAATGCTATGAAAACGAAACACGCCCGCACCCTCGCTGCGATCTTCACGAAGCCGACCCTTAGCGGTGTCGTGTTCTCCGATATAGAAGCGCTGGTGAAGTCGCTCGGCGGTGAAGTGATCGAGCGCGAAGGGTCGCGCGTCAAGATTCTGTTGAACGGACAGGAGTGGCGATGCCACCGGCCGCACCCCGGCAAAGAGGCGCGGCGGTATCAGGTGGAAGAAGCCAGGGAGTTTTTCGAACTAGCGGGAGTCAGGCCATGAACACCATGCACTACAACGGTTATATCGCGCGAGTCGAGTTCGATGAGCGCGACGGCATCTTTGTCGGGCGCGTGCTCGGCGTGAAATCGATCATCAGCTTTCACGGCGAGTCTGTCGCCGAGCTGCGCGCTGCTTTCGTCGAGGCCGTCAACGATTACCTCGCGGACTGCAAGGAACGCGGCGTTACGCCGGATAAGCCCGCGTCCGGCAGGTTGATGCTGCGCATCGACCCGAGCATTCACGCAGCGATCGGCGTCGCTGCGTCTGCGGCCGGTGAAAGCATCAACCAATGGTCTGAGCAGGTATTGCGTCGTGCCGTGCGTGAAACGCTCGACTCCGCAGCACACGCCTAGAATCAGATTCCCTCCAAACGAAAAGGCCGCCGCGTGCAACCACGCGGCGGCCTTTTTTTCGAGCGCCTTGCCCTGCCGTTACTCGCTGTCGAGAAATCGCGCCATCGCGAGATTGATCGCTGCGGCGCGCGAGAGCCCGAGCTGGGCGGCGCGCGCGTCAAGCCGCTTCAGGAGCGCCCCATCGACGCCGAGGCTTATCACCTCCTTCCGGCGGCGGGCCGCGTCGGCGACCGGATCGTGCGCCGCGTCCGGTGCACGCGAGATAAAGTCATCAGCGCCTTGTGCCTGGCCGTTGCTCGACGGCCGTTTCTTGATCGTCATTCTTCCAACCCCTTTCGATATTGATTCGATATCTACTTGATATCAACTTGATACAGCTTCGATATCCGTTCGATGGTCGATTGCTATCCACCTGCAATGCGCTGTGTGAGCGCCGGTCGTCTGTGGCTTTCCCCCAGATCAGCTACAAGCGCAATGCGCTTCCCTAGCCACTGCATGACTGTCACGGCCATGCTGTTGCCGATCGCCTTGTAGCGCGGGCCATCAGCAGCTTGCTTACCGCGTACCGGAACGCGCGTGTAGTCGTCAGGGAAGCCCTGCAAGCGCTCGCACTCCCGCGGCGTGAGGCGGCGCACGGCCATGCCGGCAATCGCGTGCATGCGGCTCTGCTTCGCCATCGTTGGCGCGGGCGCTCCATCGGCCACGCTCGCACGGTTGTGCGGGTTCGTGATCTGTTGGACATCGAACGCGGCTGCAACAATCGGCTGGCCGCGCCCGGTCCCATCCTCGCTCGCGTCGAAGCCTTCAGCCTTCAGCGTGTGCGTGATGTCGCCAGTGATGCACACGGCCTGCGCTTGAGGGCTAGACGAGCCGAGCGCGCCGAATACGTGCTCGCTCGACACGGGGTCTTGCCGCGAGTCGAAAGCGATAGCTGCTGCAAGTTGGCCGCCGGCGTTGGCGTGCGATCCGCTGTGCCCCATCGCACGCATGGTGGGCGCAATCTCCGACGATGCGTCGGCGCCGTAGTCCTTGCACGAGAAGCCAATCGACTGCGCGATCAGAGTTTCCGTCTCATAGTCCTGGCGGCCCATGCCGCCCGCGTTCAGGCAGTGGGAAACGTCGCCGGTACTGGCGACAGGCTGGAGGTATCCGCTGCATGCTTCATCAGTGCCTGGGAAGCCACCAGCGCCAGTGCGCGATGCAAGGGTTCCGGCAGCGTCTTGCCCCTGTTGGCGGCTCGGCGCAGAATCCCGGCGCACGCCGTCGAACTCAAAAAGTACGTCGCAGGGATTGAAGTCTTTTCGAGCACTTGCGACAACGAACACACGGCGGCGGCGTTGGGCCACTCCGAAATATTGGGCGTCGACGATCCTCCATGCCACCGTGCGCGTGGGTCCAAACACACAACCAGCGTTCGCCCATTTTTTCCCTGGCGGGACGAGTGCAACATCTTCTCCGGCAAGTGCTCCAAGAAGGCAGCCGAACGCGTTGTCTTTGGACGAGAGGACGCCGGGGACGTTTTCCCAAACGGCGATTGCAGGCTTGCACCCTCGGCGGGCGCGAACAAAGTCAATTGCATCGAATAGCTCCACGTATTTAAGGGAGAGCGCACCACGCGCATCTGAGAGCCCCTCTCGCATGCCCGCCACGCTGAATGCCTGGCATGGTGTGCCACCAACGAGTACGTCAGGCGCGGCCACGTCTCCGAGCAGTACGGCGCGTGCGATCTTCGTCATGTCGCCGAGGTTGGGGACATCTGGATAGTGGTGTGCGAGGACCGCGCATGGGAATGGCTCAATCTCGCTGACAAACGCCGCTTTCCATCCGAGTGGATGCCAAGCGCAACTCGCCGCTTCGATGCCACTGCAAACTGAGCCGAACTGAATACTCATTTTGTGGTGTTCCTCGTTTTCGGCCGACTTCTTATGCAAGGAAAACCGCATGCGTCAGGCGGTCGATTTCGGCACACGCCACGGTGTCACGTCGCGGCATTTCTTCGACGTGCAGGCCAGCGCCGCTCGCATTCGCATATGCCTTGCGACGCCCGAGGCGATACGGCATCAGCTCGATTTGCTTGAAATCGGCGATGGCGGCCGCCGCGTCCCGGTTGTCGGCGCCGTTGGCGTCAGCGGCATTCAGGAACGCGAAGGCCTTCAGCTCATGGACGGCGCTCGCCTCGTCGACGAGCTGCACCATGTCTTGCATCGCCCACACGTCGAATGTGCGCGGGAGGCAGGGAATCACGACAGCATCGCAGACGGTGAGCGCGGCGCGCAGCGCGCTCGAATCGCGGCCGCCAGCGTCGATCACAACGAAATCGTAGGCGTCGCGCTGCTGGAGCACCTGGGCGCGCAGCGTGGCGCCGTTTGCGTATGCCGATGCGGCGATCGGCGGGAGGCCGCTTTCTGCACGCATGGTGATCGCAGTTACGCTCGTTTCCTGACGATCGCCATCGACGAGCCACACGCGCGCGCCCTCACGCGCGAGCCCGATCGAGAATTGCAGCGAACTGGTCGATTTGCCCGTGCCGCCCTTCGAATTTCCGACCACAACTGTTTTTGCCATGTGCTCCCCCGATCGAGATAAAGACAGAACGCCGATATCGGTTCGATATTGGCTTGATAGCGTTGGGCGGCCGCCCTACTCGTCGAATTTCAGCGCCGCCGTTTCGCGCCGCTCGCGGCGCGGTATCGGTGTCTCCGGCGGAAACATGTCGAGCTGCGTGCGGTACGTGTGGCCACACGTCACGTCATCGCACTGGAAATCGAGCAGCCATGACGTTGGCGATACCTTCTCGATTGACCGCGCGATGCCGCGAGCGCCGCAGTGCGGGCATTTGATGGTGAACCTCATGCAGCCCTCGCAATCGCCGCGGTCGTGCGCGCGTTGACGCCGCCGCGCAGCATCGGTGAAGGCCGAACTTCGAGCGCAACATCGGCGCGCGGCTTCGCGGACGCCGAGAGCGAAAACAGGATTTCAAAGCCTGCGGGCGTGCGATAGCCGCAGTCATCACATACGAAATACATGCGCCGCATCGTGTCGGACATGCTCTCGGTGTGCCGCGCGTCAATATCGCCGCCGCAGCATGGACAATCGATTCTCATGGTCATTTTTCCGGCCTCCAATGAGTACCTATGGCGCCGCCCCCGGCGAAACAAAGGGCCGCGCCGTCGATATCAGCATCGATCGGCGCGGCCTCGTGATGGTCAATTCCCGGCTCTCTGGCCGGTCGCGTACAGTTATTTACACAGGTCCGAGGCGCACGCTGCGCGCGCTCCAAACCAAAACCACTCGCGCGCGTTGCCGCGCGCGTCACTTCCCATCGGTAGCGCTTCGAATCGACAGTGACCGTGCGCGGCATCACGTCGACCCAGTTGCCGATGGCGTCGCGCACCTTGGCCACTTCGAAATACTCGACGCCCATCGGTTTGGCGGCCGCTTCCTCGCCGTACGCCGTGAGGGAGCCGTCGCGGAACGTCGCGAGGCGCACGCGATAATCACGGCCGCAGAACACGCCGCCCTGTGCGTTCACGTAGTGGTCCCACGCGACGGACGCGTTATCGCGCCCTTCGATCTTGGCGACACGGTTGACGGCGTTGTGCGCGGCGCAGACATGCGCGGGCGCATCATCAGGAACGGACTCGACACGCCGCAGCTCGCGCCAGATCGTCACGGGTGCGCCGCCAATCTGCTGGAACTGGCGAATACGCCAGCGCGACGCCCACGCCTCCACACGGGCCGACGTTTCGAGCGCGTCATTTCCGATCAGGTCTTTATCGAGCCTGTAACCGTCGATGTTCTTCGCGACGTACTTCGCGATGTAGGCGGCCGCCGTGCCGAGCGCTGCGTCCATGCGTTTGAAGTCGCAGCGGTTTTCCAGTGCGCCAGCTTCATCACCATCCATTTCGAGCGCGTAACGGCGCACGATGGATTCGACGGTCTTATCGTGCTTTGGCGGATAGAAAACGAGCAGGTGCCAGTGGGGCGTGCCGTCGTGCTGCGGTTCGGCGATGCGGAAGCCGTAGAGCTTGATCCCACGGCGCGCGAGTGCGGCGCGAATGCGCGCCCACACGCCGCGCAGATACGCTTGCGCCTCGTCGGGCTTGGTGCCGTCGTAGTGCTTGTTTCGGCGTGCCCGCGCACCGACCATCTTGAACGCGTGCATTTTCGAAGGGCATGTGATCGTCAGGAACAAACCCGCATGCGACGCCGCGATCGCGATGCGCTCGAAACCCGCAATGCGCGTCATCAGCTCCGCGCGGCGGATTGCCTTGTTGGCCGGTCCTCTGGCGGAAAGCTCGGCGAGGGTGAATTCTTGGTCGGTATCGAGATTGCGCGCGATCGTGTTTTCAAGCGCCTTGGCATTGCGCTCGTTCTGTGCACCGCGCGCGGCGAGCCCTTCATTCGACACGTACACGTCCCGCGTGCGATTGACCAGGCCGAAATCGATCGCGGCCGCCTCAACGGCGCGCGCGTGTGCGCGTCGCATGCGCATCGTCCACCACTTCGGCGCGATCATGCGGCGCACCGCGCCCTCATCCGTCATCCGGCCAGTGGCAGGCAGCACGCCGCGCGATTCGCAGAAGTCGGCGAGCAGCGTGCGCGCCTCCCACGTTTCCAGCTCGGCCAGCTCAAGCGCCGTCACGCCGGCGGCCTGTGCGCCGCATCGCCCCGCCTCCTGCCATGCCTCAAGCGAGAGCAGGCGAACGCGCGCCTGTTCCGCGCACTCCTGGGCGTGCGCAATTACGTCATGGTCCTGGGCTTCGAGCGGCAGCTCGTCGCTCACGGCGTGGCCGGCAAGCGTTGCAACCGTCTTGCGCAAGGCGACATTGGCCTCGCGCTGCGCGTCATTCTGTGCAGTGACTTTCCTGGGATTGAAGGATGCGCGGCGGCGATCCCACTCGCGCATCATGTTGGCCTGCCAGCGACGCGGAAACGGCGCGACGAGCCCGGCGGCCCATACGTCGTTTGCGCCCTGCAT